AATATGCGGCCCATTAGTTCGCACAACCAAGTTGCCGCCGCCCGTTTCTTCGATAATTGAGTGGTTGCCTGTTGATGTGTGATAAATTTCTAGGTCATTACCAGCACCAAATACAGCCTTGTCGTTGTCAGCAAAAGACACGTCTGCTGTAGTCGTTAGACCTGCAAAGGTTGGAGTGTCAGTAGTGGCTACACCTTGGTCCAGAGACTTAACAGCAGTAATGTCAGTTAACTCTGAGTCCATCAAGGCACCAGCAGCGGTAACATTAGTCGTGTCCGTAACGTCTGCTAAGGCTTCTATGCCGTCTAGCTTAGTGCCATCTGTTGCTACATCACGTCCATCAAAAGTGCTGTTAGTAGTAATGGCACCAGTCATTGCTCCACCAGTCTTAGGCAGTGCCGCATCTGCTGTAGTGCCTTGTGCCGCAGTAGCGTAGTCAGTAGTGTCAAAGGCTTTTACTTGATCTAAGTTAGTAACCTCTGAGTCCATCAATGCACCAGCCGCAGTAACATTGGTTGTGTCGGTTACGTCTGCACTAGCTTCAATATTGTCTAGCTTTGTACCGTCTGTAGCAACATCACGACCGTCTACAGTACCGTCCACAGTAATGTTACCTGTGGCAGAAATAGTAGTAGCAGAAACAGCTGCAGCAGTAGTACCGCCAATTACAGTTCCATCAATCGTACCGCCGTCAATGTCTGGAGTATCAATATCAGCAGACGTAAGTGTTTTGTTAGTAAGTGTCTGCGTATCAGTGAGAGTAGTTACTGTGCTGTCGATAGCAAAAGTAACTGCATTATCTACACCGGACGTGTCAATACCTGTACCACCAGTAAATGTTAGTGTCTCAGAATCTAAGTCAATACTTAGAGGACCACCGGTGTCGGCTTCAAAGTCAAGGTCTTGTGCTGTAGTTTGAGAATCAACGTACGCTTTTACGGACTGTTGAGTAGGAAGCATGGTTGCGCTGTCGGACGACATATCGTCTTCATCAACAAACGCAGTGATACCAATGGTTCCGTCAGAAAGAGTATCGAATGTAGTTGTACCAGTAAGTGTCGGGCCAGCAGTGTCAGCTTTGGTTGCAATAGCAGTTGCAATGTTGTCAAACTCTGTACCAAATTCAGCGCCACGAATAATTTTTCCTGCGTCGCCTGTAGGTAACGAGTCCTTTGCTGCAAAATCTGTAGTCTTAGTATAATTGGACATCTGAGTTTCCTATTGCAGAAAAAAAGGAGGGAATAGAGAAAGGGGCCATTGCTGACCCCCTAGTGGACTTACGCGTCGTAGACAGCAAGTACCAGACCGGCTTCAGGACGATATACCTGAACACCGTACAGACAATCAGCAGTGTAGAGCGTTGAGAGGTACTCTTGCTTGTACTGAGTCTGTGAACGTACAGACATTTGCTCTGCGTGTACAAGAGCGTCCTTCTGCATAAGGATACAACCACGTACATTAGTCTCAAGTGTTGGGCAGTTAGATGAAACGTAAACGTCTACGCCATACAAGTTACCAATGAGGCCAGTGTTAACAGTCTGTCCTGAGACGAAGTCAGAAGACGAGAATCGCTCTGTACCCATGATGGTGTTACGTACTACTGGAGGAACGATAATGCAACGTCCGTCCATTGGTACGTCAGCATCGTCCAACAACTGGATAGCTTGACGGAAGCCAGCGTCAGTAAAGTTATCGCCAGCAGCTACGTCATGTGCGCCACCGTTTGCATCAAACAAAGTTAGTGGAGTACCACCTGTTGATGCTGCATCAAAGAAGTAAGAGTTACTATTTTCCCAGTCAGCACCAGAAGGAGCAGCAAGGTCAAGAGTTCCGTCACCAAAACCAGTACCGGCATTCATAAGGTCAGTGTCAACCTTAAGGGCCAGCTGATAACCAGCGTCTTCTGTGTAGAACTGACGGAGGCTGTTAAGCGCCTGTACTTCTACGATGTCTTCGATGAAACGTGAGTACTCGAAGTGACGATCAACAGTAATCTGCAATTCGCCTTCTACGTTTGCTTGGATGTTGACAGCAGTGTCAGCAACCTTAGCAGAAGCAGCACCACGGATAGGCTTAGGAATGTGAATTACATCACCCTTCTTGCCTGTCATTGGAAGCTTCTTGACCAGAGGAGCCATCTTCAGGTTCTTCTGATAGGCAGCAATTACTTCGTCACTCCAGATTTCTGGAATAAAAGTAGCAGCTGCTGTTTTGTTGACGATACTTCCACCGCCAACCGTACCGGGATAAGTTTGAGTAGCCATTGTAATCTCCTAGATTATTTTACTCGACCCTCCGCATAAGCTGCCATGATCTCATCGGCTAATGCTGTATAACGGTCGGGGTCTGTTCTCATAAGTTTAATAATGTCGGCCCGACGATACACTTTCTTCCTTGTCCCTTGGCTACTGCCTCGTGCATTACCTGTACTAGCTGCCTTTAGTGTTTGCTTACGTGCCTGTTTTTCAACATTGGCAGTTTGCTGTGCAACTACTTTACGTTCTTTCCAGAGTGAAAATAGTTCATCAGCAGCGTCGGCATCATACTGTTGGTCAGCTGCTACAAATAGCTGAGTCCTAATCTTAGATGCTTTGATCCATTCTGCAAACTTAGGGTCTCCAAGTATTTTTTGCATATCTGGATGTTTAGCTTGAAGCGTTGCAAGTGACGACTGTTTTTTGTACTGTTCAGTGTACTGCTCTGCTTCCCTAATCTTAGGGTGGTTCTCAATTGCACGATTAACAGCACCTTGTGGATCAGTGAAGTAATCTATATCATCTTCAGGCTCAACGATTTGTTGAGGTGCTTGAGTGGGTGTCTGAGTACTAATGTAATCATCAACCACTTTACGAAGTTCACCTACCTCACCGGACTGACGACCTAAAAGCTTTTCAGCTTCTTGGTGCATCTGTACGACTTCTTCCAGTGACTTACCTTGGTACTTCTCTGGAACGGTAGACTGCTCTTGAGGTTGCTCAACTACTTCTTCGACGTACTGAGTCTCATTTGCTTCTTCATTTATATCGTCCGCGTTTTCCATTTCGGGCTGCGGGTCAACTAATGTTGCTCTTGACATTACTAATCTCCGTGATTATAATCATTATGGAGTTATTATTTATTACCTGCTTTTTCGTGTTCCCTAGTCCATTTAATGTGTGCTCCGGGGAATGAACCATCGGAACCATTAAGGTGGAAAGACGGGGCAGATACCATCTTTGTAGCGTTGGCACCACAACCGCACCTACTGGTTGTGACACCATCCTTTACAAATTCTTCAAAGACATGTCCGTTAGTGCAACGGAAGTCGTATACTTTAAACATCTACAGGGTCTTCTTGTTCAGCCTCTGCTTGATCTCTAGCAGCTTCTATAGTAGCCTGTAGGTTAATCACAGTAGCAAAGGCAGCAACTTGACCTTTACGATAATATAAATCTTCTTTATCTTTAACTGTTTGAATATCTGCTAACTGTTGTGCATTAGTAGAAAGCTCTTGGATGAGTTGTTTAAAACCTTCACTATTGAAGAGTTCATTATAATTATTAAAATAGGTTTCAAGCTCAGGTGTCATTAGTCTTCTCTGTTGTTATACTTATACTTTTATTATAACATATTTTTATTCAAATGTCAAGTCTTTTTGCATAGCTTTTTGTCGTTCACATGCGTGACATTCTCCACACACAATAAAACCACTAAGCAACTCTGTGGGTTTTCTGCAGGACCAGAACGTGTCACGGAGGTACTCAGGCATACTTAAGTAGATACCTTTGCTCCGTTCTACAGAGTTGTACGTCATGTGTTCAAAGGGTGCTAACCAAATAGGCTTAACACGACGTGTAGTAGACAAAGCATTAAGAACCCCTTGAGCCTCCGCACCCTCGTCTCTACCTATGTTATAGTCCCCTGTGTACACAATGTTAAAAGACTTACCCAAAGACGACGCTGCTCTCATGGCTTGGAACAACGCAAGAGTCATGTCCTTACCTCCGGGATACTTACCTTTTAATGAGTAAACCGAAGAAGAAAACTCAAAAGGTCTTTGGGTTTCTTTCATGTAGTTAATTGTCTTTCTAACTGCTTCTGCTTCAGCCTTACCACGGCCTTCAGAGTTGTCTATGAGTATTGAGTGTACGTGTAATTCTTGCTCCGTGTGCTCCAAAAGATTCCACAGTAGTGACACACTGTCCATACCGCCTGAGTACATCACTATAGCTGTTTCTTTTTTAGTTCCCTTGAAATGGTTTTTATTTAAGCAGATGTCTAAAGATTGTTTTACTTTAGTTTCGTAACTCACATAGGCTCCTATGCTTTTCTAGTAGGCTTCTTAGCTGTCTTTGCAGCTTTCTTAAATGCTTTTGCTGTAGGCGCACCTTTAGATCCAGCTTTACGCATTGTTTCACCAGAACCTGCCTTTATGCGCTTACGTTTAGCGTGTATATTGGCGTAAAGACCTGTCTTAGGCATTATTTATAGCTCCGTACTGTAGTTTTCTTTTTAGTAGCTGGTTTTTTCTTACGTGCTGCAGCAGCTTTCTTTTTACCTTCTGTTGTGTACGCGTACTTCTTTCCGTTTACCATTGGCATAATAGTCTCCTTACCATTTAGTTTTGTTAGCCCAAAATGCAGCTGACATCTTACCTTTAGCTATGTTCTTAGCGTGTCTTGCTTTGAACGACTTAGCCCTTTTAGTCATTGTTTTGTCGCCTGTCTTACCTTGTTGACCAAATCGTATAGTCTTTACCTTGTCGCCTTCCTTAGCAACAACTACATGA